ATCCTTCTTATTGGACACACGTGCTTTCAATCTTCTCAATGCTGCGCTGAATCTATCAACGATGCGTATGTTGATGCTCATTTGCTTATTCAATCGCTTGATGCGCCATTGTAAGTACTTCAAATAAAAGTCTAGCAATATATTGATGCTATTTAATGTCATCCATATGCACACGCATATGATCGCCCACATGGGCATGTTAATTAATACTCCCATAATTAAGGTTTTAAATAGTTTGTAAATCTTCCATTAATATGCAAAATTCAGAATCACCTAATGCATTAAAAGCATAATGGATGAATGCTGCCAATTCAGATGCATTGGCGAATTTTATCGCATTTAATTGAATATCATCGTTTTGCCAATCGTTGAGTAATTGTTTAATATTTTTCATAATTACTTTGTTTCAATTTTATTGTTGTACATATCGAGATATATTTCATTCCAATAGTCATCATCATCACCCCAATTGAATCCGATCAATAATGCATCGGATAAATCGGATGCCGTGTGTGAACTCATAAACTTTGGATCATATGCTTTCAAAAGTTTCTTTCTTAGTTCGTCATCGGCTACCGATTCGAACCATTGTATTATAGTTTTATTCATTTTGATCAAATAAAGTTGGTGATTCTAATTGTTTAACAAGTTGGTCAACGTGTGATTCCAACCGTTTTGATGTCAACAGAAATTGTTGGTCACTTGTTCGAAAGTATTCTTTTTGTGCCGTTCGCATGTCTTTGACTTTGACAACGAAGTTTTGCATTGATACGTCCATGATCAATTTATATAAGTTTTTTTCGAACCTTTATCGTTTGATGCCATGAATTCACCACCAAATGCGTAATGCATAACCATTTTTTTTTGTGATGCATTGCATTTGTCGATTGTGCGATTGTCCAAAACTTGTTGGCAAAATATATCATTAAGCCTTTTAATTTCGGCATCCATTAACTGACGTTCTGTTTTTGTGATTGAATTATTCATCGTTTTTGTTTTTGTTAATTATATAATGAATCAATGTATTCGTCAACGGCAACTGATATTATACCAATTTTTACCTTTATTCCGTTTGACGTAAGTTGATCGTATATTTTTGATTTTGACTGATTGCCATTTGCGCATTCTTCAAAAACATATTCTCTTATTTGGGTTCTAATTTCTGGATGTGCCATGATGTTTTTCGTTTTTGTTTATCCAAATGTATTAGAATATTTTCTAATTACAACAATATATTAAGAATCTTTTCTAATTATTTTTATTAGGGCTTTTAAATCGCTTGTAATCAATTATTACATCAAAGTGATACAAACACCCATTAGTCATACAATCGTTTAAATTCGGCATACATCTGTGAATCTGTGGGCTTATTTGGTTTACATATCCATATTGCAATTTGAAGTCTGGTCATGTTCATCAACGGCACTAGTTCATGACGTTCACATTCAATTGCTTTCTTGAGGACCTTAGTGTTAAGCTTCTTGATTTGTATGTTGGTTGGTATGCAATCGAATTTGCTTATGACTAACATGATACCGGTGTTGGATTCTAATGTTTCCAATTGGCCAATAGTCCATTTCTGTATTTTGTCATTGATGATGCCGTTGGCTCTCATCATTCTGTATCCGGAGCATGATCTATCAAAACTGTATTGAGTGAATTCTTGGATCTTGATGATCAAATCAATTTCCGATATATCATCAATATCATCAGTAACCCTATCGAATATATTTTGTAATGTCATAACGTGTCAAGTTTAATATTTTTACCCTAATACAACAAACATGGTAAAGCGTGTGTTTTATAATTGGGGAGTGTGTCGGGTTGTTATATATATACCCCCTCTATAGAGGGGGGTATTAATAACCTGACACGCCCCTATATTGACACACTTATACCGAGGTGTGTCAGTGTGTCAAGATAGGTGTGTCAAGATGAATTTGACACACCTTGAAATGCATGGTGATTTCATAGTGTTACGAACGGTATTGTTGGTGAACAATCGAACATATCACCGAGGTATTGACAGGGCATAAACGCCACTTTAAGGAAGTCAATTTGAACCAAATAAGCTTGATATTCAAGGCCATGTTGATACGTTATTTCATCACATCCCATGTCAATGGCCGTTTGTAATATACGTTTGAATTGGCGGTAATTGAATACACCGGTGCCATCATTGAACATGCTCCTGGTATCAATAACTTTCTTACCTGTGAATTCATCAGCCTCAACTCCACCAGTGCAATTACATTCCATGCAATCATGTTGATGTTTCAGATCACACGTTTGAACTAATTTACCATGGCACACATGGCACGGTTTGAGGACTTTCACCGTTTCTTTTTTCAACGATGCATTTTCATTAATGAATTGCAATGCCTCTTGCACATTGATTACCCTCGTTTCACAGCCTTTATAGTCTGGTATGTATTGTGACATCAATGGCGCATCGAACGTTAGATATGCTTTAGGTGAGCGCGCTAAATCTAAGATTGCACATGCATGACCATCGGCGGCATAAACGAATTCGTGTTGTGTGTAAGGTTCGTGCATGAATTTTTTGGCGTGTTCCGGATCGCAAAACGTTTTGAGTATTGCGTCCAATTTGAAATTGTCTTTCATGGTTTCTTAACTTTTTGTTTTTTAATTACATCATAATACCAAATTCCCAATCCACCTTTAACCGGAACGGGCTCGTTGAACATATCTATGTCCGTTAATCTAAGGCCGAAACGTAGGACCTCTTCACAATCAATCATGGCCTCTTTTGAATGGTCGTGAGTCAACATCCCTACATCAGCGACAAACGCAGTTCCTAGCACATGCCCTGGTTTCATATATATGTCATACGTTGCTTCGATTTCAAATTTTTTCAAATATGGATTATTGAATGCAGCATCACTTTTATCTATTTTCTGCCCGGCATGAATTATGATGGTTTGACCTTTCAAATTCTTTAAACGGTCATGTGTCCGTGTTTCAATCGTTTTATATCCCATGATAACCCATGATGCCCAGGGTTCATAAAGGGTGATTGCCTTGAAAATTGTTTGTTTGTCTTTCATGATTATTTTTGGTTAGTTCGTGGTAATGCTTCATTTGGGAAGATCCATAACCAATAAATATTGTGGTCGTTGATCAATTCGGATTCAGCTGGATAATATTCAACTGCAGTCGTTTCGAGCCCGAAAATTTCGTTTTTGATTTTTTGTAATTCCGACCAATGATTGATGATCGGTTTGTCAAAGTGATTTTGTATCAATACTTTGGTCGCTTTGCCCATACTTGTTGGGGTTTCGTCATGTATCATAATGACATACCGGTTGTTGCTGTATGCACGTGTAAGTCCTCCAGGTACAAAAGGAATATCAGACAAATCTATTTGTTTGAATGGTCCTGCTGGTTTCTTCATCATTCTGCCGGCTGATTTGCGCCTTTCTCGTTGATCGTTCATGGTTCTGTGTGGTTTACGTTGTATGATATTTCTTCAATTCCGTTTGGATATACAATCAAACGTGTGTTAGGTTTTTGATCATCAGTAGCATAGCCAATCCAATGCATATCATCGTGAAAATCAATTTGAAATCTGCCAAACCAAAGTTTTGTGATAATGCAAATGGGGAAAAAACATCCTTTGATTTTGTCCGGATGTTGTACACCTGGTTTCTGTGGATGGAAATATTTGCCATTTACTTTGATGTATCTAATTTCCATTACCATCGACTTTAATGTTTACGCCTTCTTGATATCCGATTCCAAATCCTTCCTCTTTGCCGTCTGCATGGCCATCTTTATACATTGTTTTGAATAATTCAATGGTTTTAAGTACTGCTTGCATAGGCGTGTTGTTTTGTCCTATTACAGTCAATTCATCCATTTTGTCGTGAAAATATCGTTCATCTTTCATAATTGTAGTTTTTAAAGTTTTGATAGCCATTGTTCCCATATTTTTGTAGTGATTTGCGCGGTCATCACCGGCGGCACACTCATTCCAACCATGTACTTCACCGCTGAATTGGCATCTGATACAAAATCATAATCCAATGGAAAGGTGCTGCACACTGTATAATCATAATCGGTACACGCCATTTTATCGTAAAACCTCCAATCCATTTCACCGGCCGTAATCGTTCCGCAAACTTTATGATCGTGCCGGATCATGGCGTTGAACCCGCTATTTTTGTCGTGCAACCTCATATTGATGTCGTTTATCGAACCATCGCTTTTGATAGCGCTTTTCATCAATTTACCGCGTTCAAGTTCGGATTTATCAAGGCCATGTTCGCCACGTGCTTCACCAAATGTAATTGGTCGTTCTTTAAATGTGAGGTCTAAATACGGTGCAACCGTGAACAAATCCTTTTGATATAAAAACGGTTCGGCCAGATCCTTCCTGAGACAAATGAAAAACACTCGTTCACGCTTTTGTGGAACGCCCATTTTTGATGAGTCCAATATCCAATGTTGACAATAATAACCGGCTTTATCGAATGCCCTATATATTCGGCGTACATATTCAATTGCATTGCCTTTCATTAGGCCAGTGACGTTTTCGGCAACGGCCACTTTCGGTTGTAGTTTCTCGGCCAAATCAATGAAGTCGAAAAACAGGTTGTCAAGTATTTGTTCGGATTGACCTTCACGGAATTTCTTTTCTTTGCCCCAATCTTTTTCGCGGTTTCCGGACATGCTGAAACTGGAGCATGGCGGCGAACCATCCAATAAATCCAGATTGTATAATTCGGGTGGTAAATCGGTACGCAGTTTGAATGTTTGTATCGATTCAAGGAAATTGAATTTCGGTTTGTGGTTTTTCACATACGTTTTATTCATTTTTGGATCTATTTCATTGCATCCGATGACATCCATGCCCGCGAGTTTCATGCCCATGGTGGAACCTCCACCACATGCGAATGTGCTAAATGCTTTGCCTTTGTCTTTAGTAAATATGGTGTCGGCCAATGTCCAACGCCATGGGAATAAGTGTGTTTCGTACATCGTTTTTATCGTTTTTAGTTCAAGTTATTTTTCTGTAGTTTTTAAATTGAATAGTTCGGTTTTGAGCCCATTAATTTCCATTTGAAGCATCCTATTTCCTGATTGAACATTGTTCCAATAGGCATAAAACTTATCGCACAAAATGGTTCTGTATTCCAATTTATTGCGGTGGAGGAATGGCGCTTTTTTGATCGTTGATACACCAACATTATCAACGTACATCAATCCGGCATAATCCGGAACTTCATGGGGTTGAACCATATCTTCCGGAACACAATAAAAGAATTTATTGGGTCTAAAATCGTGGTCAACCAACGTGTCGTGACGATCATTGTTTTCATCGCGCGTTTTTTTGATCCGTTTGCCAGTCCTCAATATCATGTGCTTTTCCTTTTTGGATTTGTCTTTGAAGAAATCGGAACGGCTTATTTTCACTTCGATTTCATAACTGTAACCGGATTGGCGTTGCAATATGAAAAAGTCAGATTCCCAATTGAAAATGTAAGAATTGTTGACGCTGTATTTGGCCGTTGAAATGTAAAAACCATTTAGTAAATCCAAAATTGATTTTTCGGTGTGTTTTTTAATCATCAGCCTTTTGTTTAAATGGTGTTTTATGAATGGTGTGACCATCCATATAAATTGGAAACGGTTTCTTTACTAAAGTCCAATAGGACCATCCGTGAACGCCACACGCTTCTTTAAGGTTTCCCCATGCTTCAGGATCTTTGATTTCGTGTGTTACGATTATTATTGATTGTCTTTTCATTATTTATACCCATTTATAGTTTGACATATTTTGATGATCCAACGCCTTGCACTGATGCATAAAAACCTTTGCCGCCGCCATTCCATTCGCCTTGCATATAGTTGTCATTGTCAGTATAAAATATTGAATATCCTCTTTTGCTTTTGAAATGATCCGATGATGAACCGGCACAATCGAGTGTTTTCATGATTTCTTTTTTCAATTCTGTGAATGTCATTCCAAAATCTGATTTTATCATTGATTTGATGATTCCGGATGTTTTGATACTTGTCATGGTTGTTTTTGATTATGCGAATTTTACACCAACTGATTTCAAATAATCGATGTTCAATATTTCATCACCATCATTGATACATTCGTTCACCCACGTTTGCAATACTTCCAATCCATTTTTGTATTTCTTTAAAAATGTTGGTATGGATACTTTTGCACCCGAAATTTGATAACCACTTTGTGATTTGATCAAAATTCCTTTTTTCTCATCTTTTTTGCGCAAACAAACTTCCGTTAATTCACCAATGTACGTATCCATTGAATGATTCACCATACCACCACCGAATTCACATTTGTATTGGAGTTTTGTAATTTCTTTTTCCAATTTGTCAAATGCCAATTTAGTTTCTTCACGATGTTGTGAATTGATGTCACCATAACAACGGTATTCAAATTCACCACCACGCGCATCATCATAAATGGATGCAATACATCGTTTATTAATAAATAAATCGGCGTTGAATGCGGGCGCGCCGTCATGGCCGTTAAATGATTTGAAATTTTTTAATTCGATTTCTACTGATAAATTTTTCATGTTCGTTTTTGGTTTTATATTAAAGTCCTAATGATTCAAGTTTCAATTCGCCAATCACCGGAATCAAACTTTCGTCTCCAGCCATAGCGGATGCCGCTTGCATTGAAGAACACGCCTCAATGAAAGTACAATTCATTTCTTTGGCTAAATTTTCGATTTCGATTTGTAGTTGTTGTTTTGTCATATGCAATAATACAACTGATATTGGCAACCACCAAACATTTATGCAACTATTTCCATTATATTGGAAGAAAACATTCTAAAACGGCATATCATTGTCCGGAACAAGTTTTTTATGTCCGTTGTCATCTTCGTTTATATCTTTCAACATTCCGGCATCCAAATACTTGGTTGTGAATTCCCTTACTTTATGATCACCAATTTTATGTTTGCGTTCGGCGAATGCCGTTTTGATCCGTTTGTAAAATTCCCGTGCTGATAGCGGTGTGACATCATCGAACATACCTTGTTCATTTATATAACATGACTTGATCAATTCATTATGTGTTTCAATATCTATGTCACTATATTCAAATGATTTTGGCCCTGGTTTAGGCGTTTCTTTTTTGCCGCTTTTGTTTTTGGATGCTTCGTATTCGACACCATCGGCCATGATCGGAAATCCTTCATCATCGATCGTAAACAAATAAGGGTCAAAACTATGGCCGCGCATGGCTTCCGCTTCGATTGCAGAACAAGTGTCATCACCCTCATATTTAACGATTCTCACAACGGCTTCACATTTGTTTTCAAGTTCGGTGCCTATGTGACCACGGGAACTGGAGTTGCTTTTGTTTTCATGCAATATGCTCAGAATATGTATGTTGAAACTTCCCGACCATCTCATTAGGTCCGTTACAATATCAGTTGCCTGTTCTTCATCGTTGATGGACGTTATCAAATCACGGATACCGTCAATGATCACCATATCAAGATTGTCTTTGTCTTTCTCAATCGCATATTCAATTATTTTCCTGCGCGTTTCCGGATTGTGTTCCCGTAGCGTTATGAATGTCAAGTGCTTTGAAAAGTCTTTTATGTCGATTCCCGACATATTTAGTTCACGGTACAATACTTTTTGACAATCGTATTTTCCTTGTTCCGTATCGACATACAACAACTTTCCTTTTCTGCCCAACATTGATTTGAATTGTATGATTTCCTTTTCTCCGGACACAACTGCAGCAATGGCAGATATCGCAAATGTTTTTCGGGCTTTCTTCGATCCTTTGAATAACGAAATGTTGCCTTTTGTTCCAACGAAAACGTTTCCATGTCGTGGATCTGAAACAGCAAATACCGGTTCGGGTTTTGGCACATCTTCCATTGGTGACAATAACGCCGCTTCGTATAATGCTTGCATTGAATTTCGATCATTGCCGTTTGACAATGCTTCTGAAATTTTCATTCGTTTTTCACGTTTTTCTTTAGCCATCGGTAGATATTAGTTTTTCAAGGTCCTTTTCAATAATTTCAATCAATTCGGGCGTATCAAATAGTTTTTGACCTGTTGCCAACCCGACTTTAGCCCATGGCAACGCCATTTCTTTTTGATAAAGTATCATGTTCATTGCTTTATAATTCACGGTCATTAATTCAATGATATGGTCTTTCTCATCTAATTCATCAATGACATCATCATAAAAGTTCAATATAGTTTGCAATGTATCCCGCTTTTCAACCACCCATTTCGCAGTTTTACCGTATTTCAATTCTAATGCATCAATGTCATCTGACATCTTTTTTAACGCTTTTAACGCCTTTTCGAAATCAGTCATATTTAAACCTTAACAGGCATTTGAGGTACATATGATTTTGAACTTTCATATTTCATGCGTTCGGCTTTCAACGCCCGGAGTGGCACAAAATATTGTTCGGCTTTGACCATCTTTTTGGTAAATTGAATTTCCAAACCATTAATCAAATTCCTCATTTCGGATGGATTATGCTGGTATTGTTCTTTTATCCCTTCCAATGTTTTGGCTTTGTATGCCTCGGCTTGATTCATTTCGTCCTTTGGCGTATGGTACAATTGTTTGATAATGTAATCCCACACTTCAGGCCCCATTTCAATAAAGTTCTTTTTGCAGTAATCCCTGAATTTAAAGAATGTTGTCCAACCTTTCTTTTTGATGTTTTTGATGAATTTGTGTTGTTGGTAGTATTGATCAAATTTCTTGATTGATGTCACGTTCAACACACGTTGGCGAATCTGTTTGTTCACCTCCACTAATTTCATCCCTTCAATTTCCTTTGGGTTTTTGGTTTTAACAATATTACCGTCACCATCTTCAGCAACGAACTCAATTAGCTCAATGTATTCAACCGCCTCTTTCATCTGTTTATTACTAATGCCCTTGAAATACATCTGCCAATCAAACTCTTGATCTGGCATGCCGTGTTCCTCCCAACATCCGGAATTATCAAGAATGATCGCATTAGGTTTAATACTGTTGGCAATGGCATTCATTCTTTCTTCAGCCGTGAAAAGGCCTCTGATAGTATCATCATGAACCCTAAAACAACGGCCAACCATTTGCAAGAACATTGACAATGATTTGGTTGGTCGGGCTAACTGGACAAAATCCATATCTGGAAAATCAAAACCTTCTGTAATGATACCGACATTGACAATGATTAGTATTTCATGTGTTCTGAAATCTTCCAATATTTGTTTCCGTTGTTCATCGGGTGTCGTGCCGTCCAAATGCGCTGCAGCAATACCACGCGCATTATATTGTTCGGCCACTTTGATTGAATGTTGGACATTCACCGCGAATACAACACCGCTTTTGCCGTTACAATGTTCAATGTAAGATTCAACTAAAGGTGCCATGCCCATGGCTTTGGCCGCGTCAACGTCTTTGTAATCACCTTTCGAAAGCTTCAAACCTTTCAGGTCCGGAAAACTACCGACCATGTAACGATATGGAACCAAATAACCGTCATCACGTAAATCGGAATAATTTGCTGAGGTTATTAATTGATCAAACATGTTACCGAATCCTTGACCACTTAACCGGTATGGTGTGGCCGTGACTGCCAACATTTTGGCCTTTGAATAATGTTCTTTCATCACATCACCATAACTGTTATCAATCTGGCAATGGTGTCCTTCATCAAATATGATGACATCGGCTTCGGGTAATTCTGAACGCCTGGCTAATGTTTGAATGCTCGCCACTTGACAGGGTAAACTGTAATTCGTTGGATAATCACCTTTGATGATACCGCCATATATTTTGTTTTTATATAGGGTGTTCCATGCTTGAGTTATGAGTTCTTGCCGGTGTGCAACCAACATCACACGTTGGCCACGTTTCAGGAAATGTTTAATGATGTCAACGAATATGACTGTTTTACCTCCACCGGTGGTAAGTTGGAACATTATGGATTGTTCTTTTTCCCATGCATCATGAATTTCAGTTTCGGCTTTTTCTTGGTACGGTCTTAACTTCATTTAGTCATTTGTTTAGTCATCCAACTTAAAATTTCAGGGATTTTCAATGCTTTGTATGTTGCTTCAACAAGCGATATCCATGAATCATGTAAATTCTGTAAATCACTTTGCAACATCGTTCGATTTTTTAGGTTCGTCAATGGTCATTGTGTAACCGCAACATTTTGGCCAACCGTGTTCTAAAGCCTGCGCAGAATCAACGTCCTGTTCATTTCCACATGATCTGCACCAAACTTTTCCGCGTTTCAATGCCGGGGTATCTTCAACTATTTTGTCGTATTTATTCATTATCGTTTTAATTAAGGTTCATATTTAAATACATATAACTTTTTTGTCATTTTTAACTTGACTTGGTACATAACCAGTATCTCCTAAAGCTTTAGCGTGTAATTGTCCGCAGTTAGGGCATTTGTGTAAAGTCCATGAATATCCTGTTCCACAACTTGAGGAAAGGCTGTTAAACTCACTTTCACAGGTCACACATTCCATCTTAAATAATTTTGATAATGTCATCATAGGTTCGTTATTTAAAAAATTCTACAAAATCAATATCCAATGCTTTTGCAAGCTTGTTCAATGTTTTAATGCTTGGATTGCCTCCCTTCGATTCCCATCGATTGATGGCAGCTTTATGAAAACCTGAGTTTTCTGCCAACTTAGATTGTGATAAATTTGCTGACAATCTGAGTTGCTTTAGTTTTATTCCAAATTTCAATTCATTGTATTGCATATCGTTCGTATTTAGGGATGTGATTCATCAGATTGACAAGGCTTGGAATGATCGACTACAAATAGGTTGATAGTTAATGTCTCTTTTCCTTTTTTGTTATGTCCTTCATACCATTTATCTAAAGCATAATTTTCTAATTCTGTCTCAGGCGTTAATTGTAAATTTCCGTTTTGCTGTATTATTGCTTTCATGATTCGTTCGAATTAAGAAGTTGGTAAAATCAAGTTGCCATCATTAGAGAAGTTTGGCTTTCCTTTTGGGAACTCGCTAATTTCATCAGTCAACCATTTGATATTTGTGACTTTTCTTCTGTCAGTAAAACCGTAGTCAGCCTTAACCAATAATTCAGTCAATTTATCTTGTGCTTCATTTGGACTTTCAGAGACTAAATAGAAATCTCCAAGCCCTTTAGTTGTTAATAAGTATAGTTTCATAGTTCGTTCGTTTAATTTGACTTTGATTCTAAATGTTGAATGTACTTTTCAAGCTCTTCTGAATATTGTTTCCAATACACGTAAGTCTCATCTTCCTTAAATCCATGAAACTCAAACTCAATTTTTCGAGGCTTCTTCATTAGTTGATTTTTTGAAAGGTTCATGTTTCTGGATAAACTCAAGTGACGTTATATATCCATCTCTTACTCCATTCCAGTATTCACTTTTGCGATTCTCAAGAAGTTTGATTTGTTTCTCAAATCCTTTAATGATGATATCTTTTGATTCCTCCATATCGTTCGTTTAATTAAACCATTTGTTTTTGTATTCCTTGATGAAGTTTGCAGGGAATGAAGACACCCAACCACATAGACAAGTGAACTGATCCACCTTCTTACTCCATTCAGTTCTTGGCATTCCTTTGGTGCAATTCACATTGCCACAATAGGGGGTATAATTTCTTTTACCCATTATGTTTTGCCTTACGATGTAATTCTCCATAATCGTTCGAATTAAAGTTCATCTACTTCAAAATGTCTCTTGACATTAATCTCTATATAGTTTTGATCAGATAGATAATCGTGAGCATCTTCATGACTCTCTGCTAAAACTTTCCCACTAATGTGATTTCCTTTGTGGGTTTTCGCTGTATAATTAAATGTAGTCTTCATAATCGTTCGAATTAAGATTCAATTATTTTCTTTAACTCATTGACCTCGTTCTTATGATGTGATGCCTCGCAGCTATCAACACATACAGGACATCGATCAGTAGTGAGTGGCGAAACACATTCACCAATTGCTATCCTTTCTCTCAATGTATTTCTCTTCAATGATGTCAATGGTATGTACCCACTATTTTCAACTCTAAGTCCTACCAAATCAAATCCTCTCCATCTTTCTGAAGCGTGAGTGTATCTTGGATTGGTTAAATGACCAAAGCTCATTAGTCCATCATAATCGACACCAACCCAGTCAACATTGTTAGGCTGTCCTTCGAATACTTCTTGTGTTAATATTTTCATAGTCTGTGATTGTTCATTTTAAAATACTTAAGGCTTTCTCACCTATGTAGGCTATCTGACCATCCAAAAGAAAGTGAGCTGAAGAAGTTGATTCAATCCAATACCCTTTCTTTGATGGTGACCCTGAAACTATCAAAGCCATTTTATCTCCAAAAATTGGCAGATTCTCCAAATACACTTCTTTGCATTGTTGCTTCTGATCAATTTCAAAATTCATTTGTGATATTTCCATGTTGTTTAATGTTCGTATTAAGATTTAAAAGTTTTCATGTAGTAGTAATGTTCCACTTCATACCAATGAACCAGATTCAAAGTGAAGAGGTAAATCAAAGCGTGTTTTATAATTCTTCTGTGTACCAAAAAACGTTGTTCCATGACATTCATTTATGAAACGGGTTTATGGGAATACGCCCCGTTTTTTAAGTTCAAAATAACATTTGGCTGTGGCTCGAATATCAACAACAGCGTCATGCGTGTTTTCCAATACTTCATCAAAAAGCACTTGGTACATTTCACCGAGTTTCGGCCATTTGAATCCGTACTTACCAGGTAATTTGCAATATTCGGTGGATGATTTCATTGTGCAAAACATGGGTTTAGTCATGAACAATTTGGCATGGCCAATGGCGCCGGATCTGTGTAATTCAGATGCAACAATATGATTATCGAAATCAATGTTGTGGGCAAACAACCCATCACATTGTAAGAAATCACCATAAAATTCATTTAGCGCATGTTTCAAATCAACGCCAAGTTTCATGCATTTTTCATGATCATGGTCGTGTATGTCAGAAGCGGCTTCCGGAATAATAAAACCATGAGGTTTAACCAGATAATCACCGCTTGAAACTTCTGTGTCACCGTTATACAATACCCAGGCTAATTGAACAAGTCGCGGCCAATTACTGACGTTTGTGTAAGATGCCTTATAATTGTCTGGCAACCCGGTTGTTTCGGTATCGAAAAATAGTCTTAGTTGCATGATAGTTCTTTTTCGTCAAATGAATCTTTTATATATTCTAGTATTGGAACGCTGTTCGGATAACGGCCCTTTTTAGCAAGATGATGTTTGTTTTCTTTCCAATACCACATAAACCAACCATCCGGAACCATTACCATTTGTACGCCTTTGTATTTGCCAAAGGTCATAACGCTTTCATCTGTTAATTCAGCCATGTTATGGTTTTTGTTTAAATTGTGAACATTTAACAACGTCATTCATATGCACGAATATTTTTGTGCAAAGTGCTCCTGGTATCATGTACCAACTCACCGGTTTTTGATCCACTTTTTCAACAATCATATGACTCTTACTGAGTGGGCTCATTGGTGTGGTGAACAAACAATGTTCACAATTATCACATAGGTTTTTCATATCGTTTTTATATAGTTAAGGTACCATTCGATAAAATCAGCATACTTTTCAATTTCAATGGCAATACCACCAGCGGCTTCCACTTCTTTGATAAATTTCCTTTGTGCCGGGCTCAGTGTGTCGTTTCCAGTTTTCACATCGAAAGCACAAAACCGGCCAACACCGTTTGAATCTTTAATACATGCCGCAACATCAAAAAATCCTTTACGAGATCCCGAAGGCCGCCAACCTGGTATTGATGGATCGTATTGGCCTTGAACGTTCACGCGGCTTGCTGAATGGCCTTCATTGAGCAAATAACTTATTATTGCCTTAGTGATGTTGTTGGTCGTTTCCGGAACACGTTTGATTCTGATTTTAGCCATTATTGAACGTATTTAATGTATAAAGTGCAAATTATCATTGCCGCCATAAATCCAGCAATCAACCCAACTTTGAAACCAACAGCCATGTGTTCTTGCTTGATTGATGTCAATTCATTCTTAGTCAATTTAATGTAAGTTCTAAGCATAATTATAATTTTAAGTTGTAAACCATATCAAAGTATTTTTTACCCCAATACATGTATTTATCACGACCGCTTTTATAAGTGTCGTCATCACGTTCAATTGCAAGTTTGAATATCTTGTTGTTCAATTTACTAATTCCAACGATCCAAAACCTATCAATTCGCGCGAGGTCCATATAAAAAGCCGCTTGTCTGTCATAATCGAAATGATCGATTGACGCAATGAATGCGTTGTGTGTTGATACGCTCAACGTTTTAAAATCCAATGCCATTTTCATCAACTTCGAATACAAATCAAATTTGCATCGGCATTTCATTTTGAATTCAAAACCATCATGTTCAAAATCCATGGTCCTTATATAAACATGTTGGCCAACCATTTTTTTCAACACCAATGGTATCAATGGATCTTTGAGACAATAATCAACCATCTTATCGGCCATGTCCAAATGATCTTTGGTGAAATCATAATCATTACGACAGAATTCAATTACTTCAGGTGGTTCGGTCAACATCGCATCAACCAAACTACCAAAAGCAAAATGAAATTGTAAATTGGGTATCTCAACAATGCCATAAATCTCTTTGCGCAATGCGCCCAAGTCACTATTCGAAACGAATGGTAATTCAAAGTAATCGACCACGATAACACCAGTTTTCAGTTCTTCTAATCAATGCTTCCAATTGTACGAATAACTTGTAAAGTGTATTCTTTTGAACATCACGCGGATCAATCGCGGAATGCTTCATCAACGTGCGTTTGATATCATCATCTTGCCTTGTGTACTTCACAAAGAAATCATAATAACAACCGATTTGCACCCTGAAATCAGTATCACGCGCCATCACTTTTTGCACCTCTTTATTTGCCGGTAACGTCAACCACGCTTGAAACTCTTTCCATGCCAATGGGCAAATTTCGCGGGTTGTTTGTTGATTAACTATCACGCGCGTACAATAGTGCTTACATCCTCAGTTTTGACCAGGTTAGGAATGTTGACTTCATCGGTGTCAATATTCAGTTTGGCCATTTCTTTCAACCAATAATTGATTCCATCGACATATTGAATTTTGCCATCAGAATCCATTTTTGGAAAACCTTGAGAATCCTTTTTGATAATGCCTTTATATTTGGCATCAGCCAAAACGTGCGTGATTACTTTGGCCATTGTTTCAATCACTTTCGTCATCTTACCAATCGCTTTATCATCGAACGCATATGAAATGTTTTTTCTAATACCTGTCTGTTGTTCAATCGATTGTTTGCTTACTTGTGCTTCAAATTCAGCATCAATTTTCGCTTCACCGGCAACGTCATCCGCTTTTTCTTCAACGGCCTGTTTCTCTATGGCATATGTATTATCGATTGCAGCAAGTTTTTCTTTCAACTTTTCAGGATCAACCGCAGCATTATCCAACATGCCAGTTTCAACTGCAGCAGCAAGTTTGTCCAGTTCCGCTTTGTGTTCGGGAATATCTTTCAATTTCACACGCTCCAATATTATACTTGATTGTTCGCAATACGAATCATTGATGTTTTTGTATTCGAATTTTTCACCAAAGTCCGTAATGATTTTTTGATAATCTTCAGAACTAATCAATGTGGGATTATATGAAACGGTCATCAATTTCTTGAATGCATCCGGTGACATTTTTGGTTTATAATTCAATTTACCCAATTTTTCATCAAAGTTTTCAAGTGTCATTTCAGCAACGTATTTAGTCAACTGAACTTCACCGTTTTTGATCAAGTCGAACGTTCCCAATTCAATGGATTTGATCAACTTGGATTTGATGTCAGCGGTTTCAAGTTTCACGTTCTTTTCATGTTCAATACGATCTTGTTCAATTTTGGCTTCAGCCGCCTTTTTATTGGCGTATTGATCCAACAACGTTTTAACACGCGCATATTCAGAACCAGAACCTTTGGTCGTTGAAATTTTCTTTTCGTATTCCATCAATTCTTTTTTGATCACGTCCAAAGGATCGGTAATTTCTTTCCTTAATTTTTGAACGGTTTCAAATGTTGGACGAACACGCCCCAACCAATGGCGCGCTTTCTCTTCATCATCTGCAGAATCAATCTTTTTGATTCCAGACAATACAACCAATGCTTTGGTTGTTTTTTCGTCCATGATCGCAACGTTTGCTTCAAACGTTTTGACCGCCAATCCCATTTTTTGTTTTTGTTCTTGTAGTTCCATAGTCTTTATTTAAAGTTCTTGGCCTGATTCACTTTTATCAAATGGTTTTTTTGATGTGTCGGTTTGCGCTTCCACCTTTTCCGGTGAAATTACAATTTCCGGTTCTTGATATTCAACATTTTCATCCGATTTAGGCGTTTCAACCTCATGGGTGACATCTTGAACAGGTCGAATTTCCTCCACATCAGCATTCATTTTGATAGCACTGTCGAGTTCTTTCATGGCTGGTGATTTTGGCAATGAATTATAAAGTGTTTTCACACATGTTTTCTTGAAATACTTTTCCGGAAATCCGAGTGCAAAAGGCAAATCCATTGGTTGCCCTGGTTTCCATTCACCACCCTTAGATTTATAATATTTATAACTCTCAGAAAATTGGTCTCTGATTTTATAAATTTCGTGAGCTTCCATGATAAAGCATTTAGGACCATGTGAACTTTTGTATGAAATATACACGTGAGTAATTTTGTCATCGTCCGGACGTTCACGTTTACGTTTGTGTTTTAATATGGCCGGATCGGGTGCCAACGTATAATCGAAGTCATCTGAACTATAAACAACCATTGGTTCGTTCATCGAAACAATACCGTCCATTCTCGACATTTGTTCCAATCGACCTTTCCAACCAATTTGAAATTGTAACACCTCTTTGTATGGTATCAAATATGCATTGTCATCCACCAAACTTAAACCGGATGTTGCCAATTGGGTAAACGCTCCATAAACAGACATTCGTGTGCATTTTGAAACTTTTGGATCACTAGCCAACTTTTGAAGGAATGCAATTTTCTCGCGTTCCCAAAACATTGCACCGTTTTTCAAACCGGTGACGTTTTCATAATTCGTAATGAAACTTTCTTTGAATGGAACAAGTTCAAAAATTCCAGACAGTTTTTCAGGCTCTTCCAATAACGATTTGGTAAGAGCTAATTTGTTTGTGCTCATGTTTTTTGTTTTTTAATACAACGCTAATTTACAGAATATTTTCTAAAAACAAACGATAGTCAGAATATTTTCTAAACACGTGCAATAAAAAAGCCCCAACTATAAAGCTGAGGCCCAAAAACGATATTCAATTTTTTAATGGTTAATCAAGTAGTTCAAAGAAATCCTTTTGTGCATCGATGATAATTTTCTTTACCGTTGATTTTTCGTCATCGGTCAACGCTTTAGATACTCTCGAACCTTTAGCGTTGTTGTAAAGCCTATCATTATTTATTCCGGCCAATTTCGCAATCCTGTTCAAACTGAAAATCTTGTGAGGTTCAAAAGGGTCATAAGACTTTTTTTCTTTATTGCTGGCCATATCATTAGAAATTTTTCTTAAAGATAGAAAAGATTCTTGAATAATCAATAATAGGGGTAATAAATTATTTGCATATTTATTAATTATTGTGCTGTGATATCTATCTTTGGTAATTCGTTGGCTAATTGTTGTTTGTGCCATTTTCTCACAGGAGCTGCCATAAACTTAAAAGCTTCACCGTGAGCATACTGTGCTTTAGTTACCACATCTCCGTCAATTTCACCTGCACTTACCAATGCCTCATAGTCCAGCCCGTAAAAGGATACAAAATAAGGGATATTAGTGTCTGATATTGTAAATGTTATTTTTGCCATTGTTTTAATTTTTATTTTAGTTAGTATCAATTATTACATACTGAATATATACGTCTATCGTTCCACCGTTACCGGTTGCGTCTACATCTGCTTGAATTACCATGGCTGTATTATGAGTTATATCCCCGTCTACAGTTACCGCCGTTAAGCTTTTAGATGTATCCCCTCCTGACCCTATAAAAGAGGGTGTGGTTGCTAAATTAACAGAACCGACCCTAAGTCTAAGTAAGCTAGCCGCTGCGTAATTAGTGCCATTATGGTCTAAAAATGCGCTTGAACTAATAAGCTGAATGTATTTACCCGCGCCCTGTGCTGCAATAATTTCAATAGGGGTCGTGTTTAACGCTTGTATTTGAGCCTGTGTTAATTGTAAATGTACAGTTTTTATTGTTTGGGTTGTGTCTAGCTGTAGCCCTCCACTTAAATATAAATCTCTAAAAGGATTTACCTCCTCGCCTAAATCTATGGCCGCAGTTACGGGAGCTATATTTGTAGACCCCCATGAAATAGTAGCTACATCATTAACTGTCATTACAGGCGAAAGACCGGAAAAATATAACCCGCTAACCCCTGTGGAGTTTCCGAAAGCGGGGGTTGTTTGACTACTTCCTACTGCAAATACTTGCCCCGTTACATCTAAATCACCATTAGGTATAGTTACATTACCTGATCCATCTCCTTCAATATGAGAGACACCATCAAATTGTATTTCAGAAGTGTCGGTTAGGTTTAAATTGACTCCTGCTGCATCTGCTATTAAATTACCAACACCATCTAATTTCCATTTAGTACTGCCATTAATTGCAAGCAATAAAAAACCTACTCCGTTTACCATTGTTAATCCCACAGCATTTTGTCTTATAGCGAACTGAGTGGACGTTGTCATATCAAAATGACTAAAATAAGCTATATCAGTAATAGCGGAATGAATTCTAATTCTACCTAATATTGTAGTAGCGTCTGTATCTGAAGATACTGTAAGAGTTCCATTAGGAATATTTACATTATTGGACGCGTCAAAGTTCATTGTTTCAATTTTGAGATTTATAACACTAAAATCGTTAGTGGTATTTCTCAATAGTCCAGTATCGGGATCGCCCGTAAAGGCATAGGCAAGATTAGACGTAGAAGGAAATGACGCCATTGATGCTGTACCGGTGGTAACTCCTTTGAAATTTGTTGTGGTTAATTCAAATTTATCATCCCCAGAAACTACAAACATTAAATTATCATCTGAACTTTCTTTAAACCCTGTATCACCATCACCAAGAAAAAAACCTTTACCAATTGTTGATATAATTAAATCACCAGTAATTGTAGTATTCCCATCTACATCTACTTTAAACTTCTCAGTACCATCCTTATTAAAGTTCAAGAAATTAACTGCACCAGAACCAGTGAAATCAGTTATATTCCAATTAATACCATCAAAATCAGCAGTTGATAATGCTGTTAAATCAGTAGTAACAAAATTTTGTATAGTATTTACATTTGTAGGAGTAAGTGAAGATACCCACGTTCCTCCCCCTCCACTTGCTACTAATTCATATTCATCATTAGTATCATTCCATGAGATAACAAATCCATCTTGTCCAACTCCAGGGGTTATTATTAAAGAATCTACATCTTGTCCACCTATATGACTGTCACCATAACCTTTATGTATTAATGAAAACTGCCTAAAATTAGGGCCATATTCAGCACTATATTCTAATCCAGTTTGATTAACACCTGTTTTTCCATCTCTAAATGTATGATATTGATTTAGTGTATCGACATTTGTAGTCATTGTAAAACGACTACCATCGTTTAATTCTAACTGTATTTCTTGATCATCGGAGTTTGAGTCTCCAGAATGTCCTATGATTATTTTTGCACTACCACTAATATCCCCACTAGCTTCTAGGGTAATTTGCCCCATTTCACCATTAATGGTAGAAGACCTTTTAGTGAAATCCATAGTAGATAACCCATTATGAAAAAGCATACTCATACCTTGACCACCTTCTATATCAATCCCATCACTATGATCAATAGTAAATCTAGTATTAGTTGTGTCAGAAAGACTTGCTCCAGTTTGGACTTCAAATTTTTCAGTATATGCCCTCATTAACGTAGGGCCAACTATATTAGAAGGATTTATTAGATCGCCCCATGTGATACTACCTGTTCCAGTATATTCCGCATTGTTGCCATCATTATCAATTGTTATATTTCCGGTTAAAGTAGTTGGCCCTGTAATGTTCCAAAAATTTCCTCCACCTCCAGCGGACACCATTAATTGAAACTTATTTCCATCATATTGAATGGTGTTCAATGAATCAAGTGGAATGTCACCGGCCGACAATGGCGAACCATCACGGTTGACAATGGCAACAGGACCTAATGCATCAACCGCCATGGTCATCGCGCCTGTATTGGTAAATCCACCCTTGAAATATAAAACAAGGCCTTCAACGTAAGATGTAATAGGTGATTTCAACACCAGGGCAGCTGCATTCAGCGCGCCGGTATCAACACCGTATGTCATGCGTTGTTCTTGTATTATTTTTGGAAAGAAAAACCGTCTTGTTTGAGTTGGCAATCCTGCAGGATCTATTATCCAGCAATACATGTCATCTGTGAATTCGGTAATTACGGTTGCTAGTGAGATGTTTTCGTCTGCCATGATTTTAAGCGTCTATTATGAATCTATAACCTTTATCGGTTAACTCTAATTTTACTGTTGTGTCAGAACGACCTAAAATAGTGGTCGGAACTAAATCTGTATTTTCTGCAACTTTTACAGATAATACAACCCTGCCCATTGCCGTATTAATTCCATCTTGATCAATGGCAGGTGCCGGTTCTATTGATACCACGTGCCTGTTCATTATAAATGGCCTTGCAAAATCAAGTGTTATATATTGTGGATCTTCCAAGATTGACCGGACAACGGCCATCAACCTAAACAATTGAAATCTTGATAACACATCTCCTTGAACACCATCGCCGGATTTCGCAGCCTGGTAACAATCAATATTATATGTTGCATTGTTGTCTGTATTAACCGCAACTTGTCCATCTAAATCCAAACGTGCAACGCTTACATTCACGGCCGGCATTTCTGTTTTATCAAATGGCACAACCCTTTCAATGAATACACCGGATAAATTCAAAGCCTCTTCAGCACTCAATGTAAATTGATTGGATATTTCATCGGCCAATATCGCCCCTATTTGGTCTCTAACCAACTCAAATGATGATGTCGCTATAATTCCGTTTATCTTAGGCATAATCACTTAATATACACACTATCAAACCAATTGTTTCATCCGGAAACCATTGATCAACCACATAATTTTTATCAAAAGTCGTACTGTCTTTTACAATGATTTTATGGTCCTTTAACGAAACTTCACCGCCGGCATTTCTAACCGGGTAACCGGCATCAATCAAAACTTGTTCACTTATACCGATGTGAGCGTTTTTTGAATTCACTTGATTGCCTTCTGTATCAATTCCCAAATGGTGTTTAGTATGCACACCAACCACATCAACACTGGTAACATTGTCCGGAGTCGTAATGTTGATGGCCACACCAAAACCGTCCAGGTTCGTGGTGATGTCTTGAATGTCTGATTTTATCGTGTCTATTATTCCCATAACCAAAAATCCCCACCCCATTAGGGGAGGGGATCACCTTGAACTACCATTATCAACTATGAACTACTTCCCTTTAGCTGATTTTTTTGAATCATCTGATTTTGAATCATCCGATTTATCTTGTGATTTTGCTTTGGATTTAACCGCAACTAAAAAACCTTGCTCTTCCAACTTTTCAGCATTCCCGTCTGGAAAGTTGCTCGCCAAAACTTCTTCTTTGGAACGGTAAACGCGATTGTTTCGCCCTCCAACTGAATAAGCTTTGACTATATATTTTTTATCTTCCTTTTCCATTACGCTACAACTTGAACAGTGGCTATTTGATCAATTCCAACAGGAATTGCAAGACCGGCAGATTTCACGTCAAAATCATGTGCGGAATTTCTTTCATCGATGTAATCACCGAAGATGAATTTACCTTTTCTTATGCCTCCACCAATTGTTGCCAACTGAGGAACCGCGGCAAATCCCATTACAAAACGCGGTGCCAACGGCAACACAATAATGCTTTTAGGATCAATGTACGGAGTGCTTACACCGGAAACGTCTCTGAATTCTGGATAACTCCACAATCTGAATCTGTAAGATCCGGAAGAAACTTCACCATGAGATGTTGCACCCGTTGCATTTCTTTGAGGCATCAAAACTTCATCCATAAAGAAGTTACGAATGTCAGAACGTCCTTTAACAATGTCGTTATTAAGGAAAGCGCTTAACGCATCAGAACCTAAAATAACATTGTACACACCGCCTTGTGCTTTACCAGCTGTTCTGATAAATTCACCTGCAGTTTCAAGTGTCGCGTATGGATCAACCGTGCCAGTTGTCCAATAGTTACCACCACCCAGGTCAACCAATGACAACGCTTTACGCTTGAAATCAATGTTGATTCCTTTTTGTAAAGTCACAATACCAGTTAACAACACTTCTGCGCATTGAACTTCGTGAGCCCGTTCGATTTTATCTTGAACCAAGCCCATTTTTTCAGTGACTTGCTCTAAAAATCTTGTGAACACACCGGCACCAATTCTGTCATCAGCAAACAACCTGTCATACAATGACAAATCAGTTGCATCAAAATACTCCCTGTGATAAGGTGGAATAAATATTTTCTCCGTACTCCTGGTGAAATTATTTCTATTACCAATAGAACCACGAATTACATCAACAGCAACCTTTTCGGTTCCTCGTTGTACTTCGATTGAAAGTTCTTTGGTCGATTCAATTTTGTCAGCGAAAAACGATCTTAAAAAACCCATCACCTGAGGTCTTTCAATATATTGAGCGACCATCATTTTCGTGAATAATGCTTTCGCATCGGTTGTTGATATACTTCCCATTTTATTAGTTTTTAAACGTTATCAAATCCAGTTAATTCGTCTGCAGTAACCAATATGATCCCAACCGTGTCGGCACCAATACGATCACGCAAAGTACGACCACTGATCACAGATGTATCAAGGTTGTCTGCTCCAGCAATTATTACTTGCTCTTCAGCAACATCACCGGAAACCGCCAATGTCAAAACAGCAGAATCAGTATCTTCAACAGTGATATCCTGCATCAATACCCCTAAAGGAAATTGACTACCATCAACCGCAGCGGCTACCAACGGTAACAAAATTTGCGTTGCTGAAATCCTGCCGAATAATGTTCCGGCTGCCAATACTTTTTGCCCACCTGAATTATTTGTATAGTTCGCTTCAATAGAGCGTGGTTGCCATATAAATATTTTCGAGGTGTCTGTGTTAATAATGGCTTGTTGGCCATTGTTCAACACTATAGTTTTAGTGCTCATAATTATTCAGTTTTTAAATTAAGATTCCCTGCTACTTCTTTTTCAAATTCACTCAATTCAGCTTTCGCCTTGATTGTTTCCGCATTATCTTTGGTTCCTTTATCCTTAGTTTCAGCGGTATCGAGTGTGCCCGGTGCTTCTTCTTCAATGTTGCCAATCAATTTTGCAGATATGCCTTTACGCGTCAACTCTGCCATGTCCATGGCCGTCATGGATTTGTCAGCCTTGATAGCTTCGGTGACACCTTTGATATCAACATCCGCAAACACCATCCAAGCGCCAATTCTCTCTTTCTCTTGAGATACGCCCAATTTTTTCCCTTCCTCTAAAGCTAGTGCATATATCGAAGGGTGTTCGGTTTTCAATTTGTTCAAATCCATATCGGTAATTTTATTTTCGTTTAAATTTGCTTTTGGAACGACATCTTCAACATGTGAATCACCAACAAATTTAGCCGCCATTTTAATACTCTCACCTTTGTAAGTGTCAATGGATGCTTTAATTTCCGGTGTGATTGCGTTGATCTTGTCAATCAATCCTATTGATTTCGCTTGCTTTGCGTTCAATGTAACTTCAACGCGTCCTTCCATGGAAAATAATTGATCCATTGTGACTTTCGTTATCTTCTCAAATTTGGCAACATCAACTTTCGCTTCAAGTGCCTTTCTTAAAGACTTGTTTACATTTTCGAGTCTTGAACGTCTGTTTTCATTAAAAAACTGTTCGTTGGCTTCCATGAATTCAGGAAACGCGGCTCTATGTAAAACAAAAGAAGACACGTCAAGCGCCTCTGCAAAATCAACATAAGCAAGAAAAAACGCTCCCATTGAAAACGCTCGGCCATCAACTTTAATAGTTTTAGCCCCTTGATGTTCTTGAAACTTGCTTATCATGCCAAAACCGGCTTCTGGATCACCGCCAACGGTGTCCATTCTCAATACAATGTCATCATCTTTTAACGCTTCCATTTCAGAAAGAAACATCTCTGAGGAGAACGTGAAAATCTCACCGTATATTAATACTTGTTTTGCCATCTACACAAATTATGTGGAATTGTTGCTCAATTCAAAAATGAACCCTATTTTTAAGGTAAAAACATCCTTATGCCAGATCCTAAAAGAGAAATAAGAATTCAAAGGGTTCCGTTAAATGACATGACAAATTTGGCCAACATTAAAGCCCACACAGGCAAATCAATGGCCAACTTTGTGAAAGACAACATCGCGTCAATAATTGAATCGTATTATAGAGAATTCCCACACCATAGAATGCAGGAATAAAAAAAGGACCACATTTGCGGTCCTTTCTAATTCGTTTTTCATCGTGTCAATTACGCGATTAATACATGTTGTATGTACCAATTGCTTGCAAAGTAATCAACAACGATTGAATACTTAGTTTCACTCGTTCGGTGACGCCAATATCGTGATTTGGTTAGATTCTCGAATGAGTCCTTTTCGTAATTATTAGTCTTAGGAATGTTTATAGTCAATTCGGGTGATCCGCGTTCCCGCCCTTCAACTTTATAAACGTATGATGATAATACATCAACGGGTTTAACCGTCAAATAATCATGATCAATATTCACAAAGGTTTTGGAATCGAAAACAGTCACTTCATACACATCTTGCGAATGGTAATCAGCAACATTGAATACCTCAGCTTTCACATCTACCGTTCCTAAATCGGTAAACGCATAAGATCCCCCGGCTACCAGGAGACCAAGCAATAAGATTATCAGTCTTTTCATGAACTAAATGTAATGATTATTTATTACTAAACAATGATTTGGCTTTGTCTTTGAGTTTGCTGCCAATGGAACTACCCATATAAAAACCGACAACCTGAGCCCGTTCATTGATTAAACTTTGTATCACCATACCAATTACATTACCAACGGCCAAAACAACAGCGGTTGATAAATTAAACGTATCGGCAACAAGTAGGGCTACCACGTTGACCGATGCCATGACAATGATGTATGGTAAATTCACCTTCATTATTCTTTCAGCAATTTTATCAGCTTGTTCGTGTCCGGTTTCAGTGTACATTTTTCTTGCACCTTGAATATCGGCCAAACTCATTTCGAATGATTTCAAATCATCTTCCGGAATATCGTTGATTTCTTTTAATAGATGATCACCAATTGCACCGGTTGCAGTTCCAGCCAATTTTTCTTTTACGGTATTCAATACCGATCCCAATGGATTGGGTGATAAAAACACTTCCATCACATCACCGGCCAATTCAGGTATTTCAGTCATCACTTTTTTCAGCAACATGCCGAATCGTGTTTTTCCAGTTCTTTCTTTATGTGTGGGCATGGTAGTTATTTTTTGGTTAATAAAATTTGGACATCAACAACAAGTTGATCCATTGTTTTTTTCATGTCGTCAAACCAACCTTTAAAGTCTTCAAGAATGTTACTAATATTACCGTCTGATTCAGTGTTACTCCTTAAATCACTTTGCATATCGGCAATTATTTTAGCTTGTTCTTCTTTGTATTTAACGAATTTATCCGCGTTTTCCTGTCTCTCTTTTGTTGCTATTTTTTCCTTTTCCTCGGATTTCCTGAATTCATTTCTAACCCACCAACCAAAGACGGAGAAAACTAAAAGAATGACAAATTGTAAAATTTTGAATAATAAAGCGATCAATTGCGCTTGTTCTACGGCTTGAGCGGCTTGTTCCTGCATGTTACGTGAGTTAAGATTAACGCGTTAAATATAGTGAAAAACTGAGAAAACCCAACTTTGTAACCCATGAGCATAAACCACGCGGCATTGTAAAACAAACAAAATTCAACTAACAGTGAAATCTGCATGACTAGAAATAACTTCATATATGGTTTATGATTGGACGGGCTCAAATACCATATACAATACATGTAAACACACCAACTGATTTTGTTTCCCAAATGCCAAAGTGCATTTCGTGAGGTCATCAGCTTTTCAGGATTCAAAACAAAATATGAAAGTCGAGGTGTGACACCTGGTATATATTCAGGAATTTGATACACTAGCATAATGCCCGAAACAGCAAACAACAGCCAAAAAACCCTTGTTTCTTTAACAAGGGCTATGAATTCATTAATTAATATTTTAAACAAAACCCATTGGCCATATGCCAAATTCGGTATTGATTTAAGGAACGTCTTCGCCTGCTGGAGGATTAGGTCCATCATCTTCACCGTTTTCAGAAGTTGTTTCTTGAGATTTTTGAAGTTTTTCATCTTTATTTACCTCTTGTTTTTCCGATTTGTCTTTCGATTGCTTTCCCATGATTTTCAAATTTTTCTTTAATATCGGTAATCCTGCGCATTATGACAACGTGTTTTGATCTTAATTCAGTATTTTCTTTTACAAGTTCATAGTTGTCAGACACCAAATGTTTATTATGATTCCGCACATTTGCCAACCCACGTGATAAACTTAATATCAATGGTAATGTGATTAATAAAATAATCGAAATTAGAAAGCTGTCTGTCAATTCCCACATAATAATTTATTATAAGTGCATTGTATAACAAATTATGCAAAAAGTCAACCCCGAAAACCGTGAATTTCAAAACGGAAAACCGTGAATAAAATCATGTGAAACAGCTAGTCCAAAACACGGAAAACTGTTGACTAAAAAAAGTCTTTCTGATTAAACAGCGCATAACTCACTGAAGGACCATAAATCTCCATGCTTTTCATGAGTATTGGCATGAACGTTAAATGATCTTTATCATCTTGCGAAACTTGACAACCTGCAGAATAAGCACCAACTTTTTCTTTATCATTGATAAAACTGGTAGTATGGAAGTTTAATCCGGTTACATCATCGTACAATTTACCTTGATAATCTATGATCCCATTTTTATTATTATCTCGGTAACCTTCGAATATTCCCATGCCAGCTTGTACCAAACATTGATATATTCCACGGTGTAAACCTTCAACGAAGCACCGTTTATAATAACCTTCAGCAAGTACAAACGTGCCGTTTTTATTGCCCATTTTTTGACCTAACCAATACGCACCGGGTTTGGTTGTACCTTTAATAGTAAGTACGTTTGGACGGCCAAAATCATCAATATAAGTCAAAAACAATATGTCGTTGAATTCGTCAACCGTTACATCATCATTTCTGATTGCACCAAGATTAACGTTGAATCTTCCAGAATCATAAAATGGATAACCCTTCTTGTTGTACACTTTATATAATGTGCTAAAATCTAAACCTGTCATAATTATTAATTTTCGTCATCATCATCATTGTCATCATTTGGCAGTACTGGTTCTTTAACCTCGATATCAAGAGCCCTAAAAGCAATTACCTCTTCATTGAATGTATCTAAATTTTGTTCTGAATCACCGGTGTTCAATGCTTCCGTTGATTTTTCAACAGTTGTCAATGGTATTTGCGCACCTGCTTCACCTAATTTCGCACGTTCGGCCATCACTTCTTTCAATGGGTCGATGTGAGGCACACCGGCACCTATGAACCTTGAATTTTGATATGATTGAACAACAGCACTATTTCTTTTTGAAGTAACATACCCCGGCGCACTAACGTTATTTTGCATCACGTTTATTTCCAACCAAAAATTGTATATGTTTTGATAAAACTCATCCTTGAATTTTTCACGCTCAATTAATATAGTGTGTTCCCAATCCTTAAGCGCGGCACGTGATGCCGAAAAATTGCTATCGTATTTGGACATAGCAACTTCTGGAGGTATTCCAAGTGATGCACATATCAAATCAATATTAACGCTGTAAAACTCCTTAAAATGCAATTCGTTTTTGCTTTCCAATTGTTGCAATTCCGAATCATTTGGCATGTTAAACACTGCTTTGTTTGTTGATGCCGCAATTGTATTGGCTAAGTCTTTACCATTAACATCTTTCGGTAAATTCGAATCAACTGCACCAACGTCAAAGGCTTTTGCCATTTGTTTGGCCAAAGGATTTTCACCGGTTGATGAAGCACCATGTTTGATGAAATACGCTATTTTCTGTCTTTCTTCAGCACTTCCAACGGTTGCTTCCTTGTACCTTTCCATTTTTTTCAATGTCTCAAGTACGGCAGAAATCAAAGGAATTCCGCGGTCATTGCTTAAACGGTATCTGAAACCATACACCAAAAACGCTTGTGTCAGTCCGTTTTTTAATTTGGCTTTGATCCTGGTAGTTTCTTGATTTCTTTCCATTACGTGATATGCAACGTGTTCACCATTTTTACCAAATTCAATGCCGTTCAATAATTTGTTTTTATTCGGCAACACTTCAGAAATGAATTGATTTGAAAATGATTTGCCCCTCACAAATTCACCGTCAATTAATTGGACTTTTACAATGCCATCGATCAACCGCAATACAACGAGTACATCACCACCAATTTTTGCATTTAAAAACGCTGTGGCTGCCAATGAATTCAATGTGTTCATTCCGGAAAAATCTGAGTTCTTTGATTTCACATACAATCCAAATCTTGATTCAACATCTTTCGAGAATCTAGTCAAATCAGCGGTTATGCCTTCAGAATTCAATACATGTTTGTTCGGTTCTGATTGCAATTTTAACCCGGCTCCAATTATCCATTTGCTGAATTTACCTAATACAGTTTGAGTAATTTCACTTTCCAAATATGATTGCCATGACCTTAACCGTAATAAATCATATTCAAGGTAATAATCCTTTATCGGACCTATTTCACCCAGATTCTTTTCGCCATCAAAAGGAACTGAAAATATTGTATTTGAAAGGCCACTTGTACTTGTGATGTGTGCTTCCATTTTTTCATTATCACTATTGGAAAGCAAATCTTTTCCAGCTTGAATGAAGTTTTTGAGTCTTTCTTTAACGTCCGCCATTTCTTCCGGTGTTTATGCTGCCACTGTCAACCAATCTAACCATTCTGCCATTCAAACGATTGACGTAAATTTGTCTTATTTGCTGCCAAGATTTATATGATTTCATTACGCCATCAGTCCCCTTGTATTCGGTTCTGATAATGGTTTGACCATCATTCAACGAATATTCCTCAATGTTATCAGTGCCGGCCGATTTCATGGCCGTTGTCAACAATGCCTCAAGTATTAAATCTATACAAGCTATTTTTGCGCAATTATCTGCTGCAGAATCTACAAATATTGCCGCTGAATCATATACTACCATATTGCAAAGTAATTAATTTCTATGACAAAGTTTTTATTTCATCGATTTTAGCACCTGAAATATCTGCGGTTGATGCCGCTTCCGATGATGCCGTTGGCGGCAAGCCTTGAACCGAAGGCCCTCCAGCTACATAAGCAGCCGCAAAAGTGCTCCATTTGGAAGCCAAACTATTATGATCGGCTTTCAATTCGTTGAATGCTGTTTCAAGTGCTGAATATCTAACCATGAAATCATTGTTACCTCCAAATTCTGCCGTTCCATCATTTTTCAGATGTAAAGCCATGACAACGTTTCCATCAGCATCGGTTGAAAATATCCGGTGTTCCCCAGGTGCAGCTATTTGATTCACATTGATATATCCGATAATAACCGTTTTTCCTTTTTCTTCTGTTGGAGAATACAACGCGATCATATCAGCAATGGGGTTTGCATCAACCCCATATGGATTGATTTGCACAGAAGTTTGTACATCATTCAACCCGAGCCGTAAAAACTTTACTACGCGGCTTTTAAGTGAATCAAGTTCCGCTGAAATTATTTTTACTAAATTCATTTAATGAAGGTTTATGCCCTTAAATATATATTCTGGTGTTTGTCCGTTGTAAACTTCCGGCAATACGCATTCCAATGTTGCCGTTGTTTTCTTTTCATTCCCGACCAACGAAACCGATTGTATGAACCATTCAGTCTTGTTAATCAAAGATATTTTCGGATTCTTAACAGAAATTATATTATTCGGTTTTATTATTTTTCCGTCTATTTCCCATCTATCAGTTACAATGATCAATTTAAGGTTTTTTAATTCTTGTGCCAATATCATTTTGGCTGTAAATTCAGTATCGTTGTCGTCACCTGAGTTTTGAACAACCGTGCGGGGCCTGAATACAAACGGTACATATGGGTTTTTAACGGTAGATTGCCCGGCATTTCCTCCACGTGAATTAGCTTGTTTTATAACGGTAATGTCTGAATGCATTTGTTGTCCATTGAACTGCAATTGCATTGAGGTGAATGGTATTCCACCATCAAAATTCAATATAGGGTCTGAATCGGTGTTTGCCTGAGTGAATAACAAATTGCCATTTTCATCATGACTGACAATGATATTTTTCTGAGAAGCTAATTCTGATAAATACTGTTTGATTGATTGTTTTTCGTTGGCCGTGGACACATCATATATTTCATTCATTTTTGATGCAACTGCAGGATCAACAACAATTGAAAAATCAAATTTGGAAATTAATCGTGTTGCTATTTGTCTCAACGTGAGCCCATCAAATTGCAATGGGTATAATTCAACAGGAATGTTTGCATCTTCCAAAACACCGGTCAATGAATAACCGCTAAATGTTGCAAGTGATTTTATTGATTCATCTTTAAACCCGGTTGATAAAATAGATCCGGTCATTAATAATTCACCGTTATGGATCAAGGTTCCAATGTGGTAATGACCGATAACACCCAATTCAACATGTTCCTGGTTATCCGGATTATAAAGAAAGGAAAAGGAGAAAGACGATGCAATAGCATCATATTTCAATTGAAGGGTGAAGTTGTTGAAAAACTCCACCTTCCTGTTCCTTATCCTATCATTTATTTTAAGTATCAATTTTCAGATTTCTTTGGTAATGTTATCACAAACCCATCAAAAGCCTCCAAATGTTCTTCACTTATTCCGGCAGGAACATCTTTCACAATATGACTTTTAATTTCAAAAGTTTTTTCATCGTATTCACTGACAAATTTCTTTTCGGCTTGCATTTTTGCTTTCAAACCTTTTTTACTGAATCGATATCTCTGTTGGTCGTTACCAAGATGATCTTTCACCAGATCGTAAACGATCACATCGTTTTCATCAGTGTGGCAATGTTCAATGTTTAAGAATTCTTTATCAAAATTGTAATCTTCAACGACTTTTTTGATGCTTTGTTTTGTAACTTTTTGAATGGCATAACCCAATTTTGTTTTTGAATTGTTGCCGTTGGAATTCAAAAAAACATGTGCTGCCATGTTGAATTCACGAACTTGTCTGAAATTTTTCATAAGGTAGTTTTTAAAGGTTAAAATTTATTTTATTAAGGTGCTACTATACTATTTGGTATTGGTGGTTCTTCATTAAGCTGTCTTATGTGCTTCTAAATAAGGTTTTGTAGTTCCTGAACTATTTGCAAAATCCCTAGCTGCACCACTATCTTGATATACCTGCAACTGAATAGTGTCATTAACTGCAAATTCTCCACTGTAGGTTAAAGAATCCTCAGAAGTTGTTGCAGCTTGCCTCCTAGAAGTACCTACTCTACTACCATTCACAAAGATCGCTATAAACCTACTATTGGAGTTGTTGTTTTCCCAAATACTTTGAGCAGTTACTTGATACTTACCTGCTGTCTTAATGGTGATTACCGAACCAGACGTATGCATGTTGTCTGTGTCATATTCTTCTGTGTTCCATGTAACCATAGTTGTCGTATTATGAGGGATACTTTGGTCTGATGTGTTGGTAAGTTTACATGAAATATCTATACTAGCATTATCTTTAAGTTGTTTTGGGGTGATATATCTTGTTGTATCTGTGCCCGCTGTTGCTTCTGCGTCTGTAGCTCTTTCAACTATACCTTTCACAGTCTCACTAGCATCTGGTTCATCTCCTGTATTGGTATTTGATTGATTGTCCAAGTTAGTCTTATCTCCATCTACAAACTCCCCCTCAGAAAGAATATCTTGCTTTCCTGATAAATCTTGATCTCCTGTATTCGTTCCAGATTGATTACCTACAGTTGTTTTTTCTGTATCTGTAAAAGCATTTGTATTAGCATTATTTTCATACTGAGTTTTAATTTCAGAATCAGTTTGATTTACTTCTGCCAAAGCTTCAATTCCACCTAATTTAGTTCGTTCAGTATCAGATAATACTTTAGCAGTAGCACTCTCTGCCATTTTATCCATATCAAAAGCATCTCCTTCAACAGTATTAGGATCATATACAGCTTTAGTCATATCTCCAGCACCAGTATTCAATGTGTCTAATGCATCTGATATAGTTGCTCCAGTTACACTTGAACTATTTTCAACATCATCACTATTAAGAGGTGATTCAGAATAAGGGTAACCATCAACTTCTAAGTATGGGTCAAATGATGGTCCTGAATTATCTCCTAATATATTTAAATCCGAACCATCAACTGTACTAATTGTACTTGAATAAGTAACTCCTGTATTACTAGATATTGGGCTTGGAAGTGTTATTGAAGTTAGTCCGGCTAAACTAGTAAAATATAAAAATGGATCTTCGCTTGTTCCGAATAGATCAAATGTCTCAGTACCATTATCCCCGATAATTCTAACTCTTATAGGCTTTCCTGCATCTTGAAATTTATAACCTAAAATTTCAGTGTTAAAATCACCAGCCCCAATATCATCAGGAGATACAAGAGTATCACCAGTAAATACATCTGAATCAACATTTTGAATTTCAACATGAACTCTGACACCTAATATTTGTTTTATTGGTGCTGATGTACCTGCAAGTGTATATGGTATTTTTATATACAAACTTTTGGTTTCCATCGCAATATCTTCAAAGGCAGGAGAATTACCCATTGCAATAATTCTTATTCTTTGAGATAATTGTAAAGATGCACCCGAGGTTTCAAATTCAGGAGACACTATTTTCCCCCCTAATTGAACTATGTCATTAGTAGTAGTATTTCCTTGGTCTGTAACTTGTTGTAAGTTTTGACTTACAGCGCCATCATCAAAAAAAAAACCGTTGGTCTCCCAGAAATCAACAAGTTCAGTTGCGGTTGACTGTCCTTGTTTATTCAATGTGGCAGAACTGAATAAAACTCGATACTGTTTTTCTCCAATTTGTGGAGTAATTAAAATCAATTCATTCCCACCGGGATCTTCAATTTCAATATCTGATTTCCCAACTCTTAATTTGTCCCCGTCATCAAAGACAAGTTCTGTTTTTTTTGATGTTTTGATTACATCAACTAGCTGATTAGTATTCATCTCTTCATATTTACCCGTTAAACTGTTAAACGAAATATACCACTTTTCTACCTTTTTTCAAACCCAAATATTCATTCAATCCAATATCATTGGTTGTAATCAATTCAGAAATCGTTGAATCGTCTTGTGCGAGCCCATAAAAACGATGAGCCAAATTCACTACATTGTCATCTTCCTCTAAAATTATTGATCTTTCTTGCCTGGAGTCAATCGATATTTCAAACAATTTTGAAACGGTGAAATTCACCAGGTCATTAAGTTGATTTTGAGATCGAAATGATGGAACATAACTTTCTGGTGAATTGGAATTGTCATTTTGAATACTGTCTATTTCAGATATATAATTATTATATACATTAAGAAACTCGTCCATTACCGCAACAACCTCAGACCTTGTGGTATATACTGCATCGGTAACCAACGCCAATGAAATTGCAGAAAGTACGGCCGCTGAATTGTTTTCAAATAACCTTTTCAATGAAACATCGGCGATCGATGTAATTGGTTGCGGCACACCATCAACATCGGCAATACCTGTGAACGATTGTCTCAATTTGTTCAACTGTGATGTTAACGTGTTAAATCTTTCTTTTACGCCTTGAATGAAAAGAGCTGGGGCATTGATCACCGCTTGTAGCGTTCTAATCGCTAATAATGGTGCTGAGGTAGCTTGTAATATTGCGGAATTTGCCGTGTTGAATGCATTAAAATAATTTTCAAAATCATCATTTTCAGTGATTATTCCGATCCCCTCATTAAACAACGTCACGTTGTTTTCAATCATTTGATTAATATCGGTAACATCCGGAGCAACATTATTTGCATAGTCCAAAGATAATTGTTCGTTTAGTGCAATTTGATCATTTACAATTTTGTCAATTGGATCAATACTACTACGCGGGTTTGCATCGCTGATCGTTTCAATCACTGTTCCCGTTATTTTCGTGACGTTTTGTTTTGTGTTGTCAAAATTCAACGACAATGGTTGCACAACCAATCGATCATAAAGCGGATGAGAAATCACCCATGGCCGGGGATCGTCTGCAGCGGTTTCAAATGCGTTGGATGTATCAATATTATTTAAACCTTGAAAATAAAACTCAATACCGTATTTAGTCCCTTTGGGCAATTGCCTTTTAACCAGGGTTCCGGAGATTTCTGGAAATTCAAATTGTGACACATTGTATTCTTTCAACTTCACGGCGTTTTTCCATTCCGGAGAGAATACACTTCCTTCACCACATGTAATTGTTAAACGGTTACTGATTCTTTCAATCCAACTCATCTTCTTAATCTTTCAAATTGTCGTGTTGCTTCCTTAATAAAAAACTGGTCAATTTTGTTGCCCGACATTAGCGAAGCCGTTCGCATGAAATGCGTAGCTTTTACCCTAACTGATCGACCGGGTTTAAATGAATATAGTGCTTTTGTCCTTATTTTTAATTTACCTGCTCGTTTTTGTATGCTGGTAATCTTATATAATTTCTGATTTGGAAAATTACCTAGTACATGACCACCTTTGCCGGCCCTAATTGCAGCCTTCAAGAAACGCTGTTTTAGCGACCCTCCAGATGACTTTGAGGCGTTGACCACCTTGTTTATCCGTGATAACCTATTCATCGGCCTGACGGCCTTTGTGGCGCTTCCACCACGCGCTTCATCCGTTGGGATAAACGATTTTTTATCAATCTTCCCTCCATGTTCTTGTTGCGCTAAATCTTTGACCGCAAAATTGTCTCCACCCTTCAATTTGTTTTCAGTGAATCCAACCAATGATTTCATTGTTTTGGTGTTGAATCCTTTGGCCATTACAACCCGGCTGTTGGCTTTGAAAAATGTTCTGTTCCGTTGTTCAAATTCAGCCTTTGCAGTAAAAGGCATAGTCTTTTGTTTGACATCGAATGCCGCGCTGTTTAATGCTCCACGTATTGCAACCGGCAATGCGGACCTATGCATTTTTTCAAGCTTATTGGTGTAGCTTACAACGGCTGCCGTATTTATATTGAGTCTCATTTGAATAGGTCATCAATCATTTTTTTTCGATATAATTTATAATTCCATATGAAGCGCTAATTTGCCCAATCTGGAACCGGGGTATCAATGTCAAATAGTTCATCATAGTAATATTCTTCCCTATGCATTAGGATTTTTTGAGTGGAAAATATAGGTTTTGTTAAATATCCCATTACGGACTTTTTCAACCATGGATCACCCGCCATGAAATCATATAGATGTTCTCTGTTCAACACGGCATGACCTAATTCATGCATCATTAATTCCTCTGCGTTCACCCTCCATTTAAAGGTAGTTGTATCTACATAGATTTTATGTGTATTAGGATCGTAGTATGCATCTGGATTACCTCCCATTTCTTTAAATTGAATGACAAGACCGTCAAAACTAATCTTAACACCCCTGATCGAAGCCTGATATTTAAATTCCTCCACATAAGGAACAAATTTCCTTTCAGCGTGGTAAGTGTTTTCACGCTCACACGACAATAAAACAATTATCGACAATATTAAAAGTGTTTTAAGCTTCATAAGTAATAGTTATAAACCCCCTGTTAAATGACGTTGCATCAAAAGTAGTAGCGTCAAAGAATCCTGAAGTCACTCTAAATATAAATATATCGGTTGAATTAGCAGAAACACCACCTGATAATGTTGAATCAAGTGAATAATTGATATCAAACTTTGAACTTAAAGTATCGTGACGTATCATAACAGTTACAGCAATAATCTTATCAAACGTAAGGCTATGAGTAATACTAACATTTGCCGTAGTATCCATGTTCCAATCGCCTATATCAATTTTCTTGATAAGTATCTGACTACCTACAGATTTAACCCTGGCCTCTGATAAATGTTCATCATCAATACTACCGTCAACGTATTGGTTTGAATCAACAGAATTATCAGACATGTGGATTAAATCAATGCTACCGTCAACATAATGTTCTGAATTAATGGATTCGTCAGCTATCTTTGTGCCATCTACGCTATCGACTGACATATGAATAAGGTCAATAGATCCATCAACATATTGAGGTGAATCAACAGAATTCACTGACATATGTATTAAGTCAATAGAACCGTTGACATATTGTCCAGAATCAACGCTATTATCTTGCATTGCTGCAAGGGTAATTATATCAGTTGCACCCGCTATTAAGGCCGGTGTTAAATGTCTGGTTGTATCTGTTCCGGAGTTTACTTCAGTTTGAGTTGCACGCTCAACGGTTCCGGCCAATGTCGTTGTTGCCGTTGTTAATCTTACATTGGAAATTAGCGCATCAAAAAGTTGAAAACCATTATTGTCGTCATCCAACAAACCATTTGCAACAACGGTTGACGAGTCAAACATTTTTTCGAAAAACTGAAAATAATCAGACATTACCGCTCTGTTAACAGGCGTGCCGTTATTTGAACCGGTATTATCATTAACATTCCCAAATGGGAAATCACCTGCCGGTGCTGTTACATTTTGTTTATTCGCTAATAAAATCATGATCAAATATAGTTAATGAATAAATAACCAACACTTTGTGCCGGTTTAATTGTCAGAATCAATTTCCTAAACTCGTCTTTTCTGTCCAAATCAACATCGGCAAAATCGCCAACCGGATCTGCACCAATAAAAAATGTTGACCTTAAATTGTCACCTACATTAAACAATAAATCTTGTGTTTCATCGATGTAGTTTACAATTATGTTGCCAAATCCCCCGCCAAGTTGAGCGTCACCGAGTTGCGCTTCACCAAGTTGGTTTTGATCGGCGCCAACCCCTCCACTTACTGTAATAGGATCGCGTGTTTCAATACCTCCCGAACCATCAGGAAATTTATTTTCAAATACAAAGACATTGAAACCGGCGGCTTGCAATTGTCCTTCAAGGTACAAAAAATGTTGTCTTGCTGGAATAGTACCAGGATGGTTCATTTTACGGAGTATGGCCGTTTTTCTGTCATCCAAAGAAACACTTGGGTTTGTTATCATTCCAAGCCTACGTTCCCAATCATCAGCGTCATCGACTGTAAAGTTGTCGTTATCCGGTATAATAGCATCTAAAATCGCCAATGCATCATCATACGCGCGACCTTCACTCAACCCCAACGCAGTGTTTAACAATGTAAATTCACTACCGGTAAAGAACTTGAACGCCCTACCTTTTGGGTAAAGTTGATCTGCTAATTTTATGATTCTATCTAAAGTACTCATGGTGTATAAACAACTGAATTTAAGTGTGGAATATCACCGTTTATGAATGTTACGGTGGTGACCGGAACAGAATCAACTTCGAGAATGACATCTCCAAATAAACTACCAGGGCGTGCGCTTAAAATTGTGCTGATTATTTTATTTATATCCAGAATATCATTTTGATCACTCAAAATATCAGCCGCGCCAATGAACGGACGAATCAAATTAATTTCAGCTTCTAGCGCGGTGAATATCAATGTTTCAATTGTCGCTGTTAAACCAATAAATGAATCAATGGTTATGTCAATTTCTTGTACTGTAATAGCTTGCACATTCACGGCAAAAACCGCTAATGGCCGGCGACCCCTTTCATTTAAAGGCAAACTTACATCTGGATTGAATTCAATTACATCTTCAACATCACTTATTAAACCTGCAGTTGGCGTTCCTTTGCCATCGGTACTATCGGCAATAGTTGCTTCAACAAATACATCAACTTCGTTGGCTTGTCCTGTTGTTGCATATGGGTAAGTTTGTTGAACACCTTGAGCATCTAAAGACCAAAGTCTATAATCTGTTGCCGCTCCCCCTTGTGCTTCCAACCTATATGAGGCTAATGCCCGCGCTCTATATTGTTCAATATCTTCCGCACTCAATGGTTCAACTATTTCAGCGGTGACAATTGCAACAGAATTGACATTTGCAATTGGGGATGTTGCCGTTAATTCATCATTTACGATCAATTGACTATCAAGGCCTGATTCTAAAGCACGTAGCGTAATTGAATCGGTTGTTGCCGTCAACGTGAATGCGTTATCAAGTATATATAATTTACGTGGGCTCAAACTATCATCATTACTTTTGAATGTTTGTGATGCTGGAATGATCGCGCCAATTGTACCAGTCACATCAACGGTATATTGTCCGGCCGTTGCTGGAAAAGGATTCCTACCAAGTTTAACACGCCCGAAACGTTCGAGTGTTCCACCACTGGCTTCTGTGTCAGCGGTGTCAACAAATATATTTTTCTGTGTTGAGGCTACCGCCAAATAATACACTTTCAACTTAGCGGCTTGCACAGCTGCCAACGCATTCAAAAAGATTTTACCGAACAAAGGCACGTTTTCACCGTATGTTGCTTCAAGATCCGCTAAAATGGCTGTCTTGAGTTCTGCTATGGTTGGTATAATTATCATATGAATAGTAATTTATCACTTTCAGGCGTTAAAATAAAATTACCTTCTGGTGTCAGTACAAATAAATCAATCAATTCCCCTCCTCCAGGTATATCCGGTGCCGCGTTCAATTCGTCTTTGGTAGCATCCCAGATAAAAACGAACGCTTTATTTTGTTCATTTTCCGGCTCTTGTAATACAATACCGATCAATAATTTATCATCTGAAACAATATTGACATCAACAGATACATTTGCAAATTCAGTCATGAAATCAAGGTCATCGGTAACCGCCTGTTGTATGGTTGCCGCGCCCGAACTGTTCAAAGCAACATCCATTAAAACTTGTTCTGTCAACGAATTGAATTGTAAACTCGCGTTGTCTTGAAAAAACAGGCTATTGCCCCACCAATCAAACGCCTGAATATTTTGAGGCCTTTCAGCGGGTGTTGAAAACCCAGGGTTACCACCAAACATTGCCAAATATGGCATGTTTTGAAATCCTCTTAATACTTCAAGGTCCTTTGGCATTTTAACCAAATCACCACCATTGCCGGTTTCTACTACTTTTAAATCCATTATCCTCCAAATGCAAATGTCGATGTTAATTTAACAGGCACAAAATCATTATCACTTTCAACGGATGCCCTGCCGTTGGTATTATCATTTATATCAATTGATACGTTTTGTCGTTGTTCAAGTATCGATTCTTTGAATGACTCTTGTTTGGCCGATTCCGGATTTACAAGAGGCACTTGAGATTCATTTTCACCGGTATTAGTTACGGCACCGGCTGTTTCATTGGCAAACTTATCAACATTGTTTTCATTCAATTTGAATTCAATAATTTTCCTACCCAAAGCAACACCTTTCAAAGCGTTTTCAGCTAGTTTCCCGACTCCTGGTATTGCAGTCATTAATCCAAGTACCTGTTCTAAAGGAAATAATAATGCATCGAGTATCGTTAAACCGATGGCTTTCAACCCGGCAATTATTCCTTGACTTGTGAATGCATTGCTGATAGCCTCCCAATTTCGTCTAAATGCTTGAACCAAATTGATTATTATACCCAAAGGACCTAAAATCAAGGTCAAAGCGGCACCCCATTCATCATATTTATTGATCACTAATGCAACAATTCCAACCAATGCTGCAATTGCAATGACAACTAATCCAATAGGGTTGGCGTTCAACGCGATATTCAAAATAAATTGAGCCGCACTAAACAATTTAGTGGCACCTGCCGCAATGAAAGCCGCAACTTTGTATGCGCCCAATGCAATGGCGTTCCCACCAATAGCAATACTTGCTGTTCCACTCAACGCGCCCATAACACCGAGCGCAATATTATAAACAACTAGTGCAATTTTAGTTGCAACTATCGCAATTTTAAAAGCAACAATTGCAGCAATAACGGAACCTAATACTTTCAACCAAAACAATCCAGTTTCGGCCATGGAACGTATTTTCTTTTGTTGGTCATCCAATTCAGAAGTTGCAACTGCCGAACCGCTCGCCAAACTTAACATTTGCGAGGTGACTTGAACTATTGTAGTTAGAGTTTTAGCAAAAGGACCTGTTCCATTTTCTAAACTGAGAATGAAACCCTCATATGAACTACTCAAAATGGTCAATGCACCATTAAGCGTTTTCAATTGTTTGTCTGCAGCAATTTTTGCACTTCCGGCGGCACCTTGTATTGTTTTATCAAGTTCGGCTGTTTGAGCAATGTTATTTGCAAGAATACTTGCAGACACGGCCGCACGTTTGCCAAATTCATCATTTGCCGCTGTAAGTTTGTCCTGGTCCTTGACAATTTTTTGAAGGATCTGATCATAATTTAAACCCTGCGCGGCACTCTCAATGAATATATTTCTCAAGGCCGTTGATGAACTTGATGCATCAATACCGGCATCTGAAAGTTTACCTAATAACGCTAATAATTTAGTGAACGGTATTCCTGCAGCATTAGCCGCACCGGATACAATTGGTAATGATGTTTGTAATTTTTCGAAATTCAACGCTGATTTTTGCGTTGCTGTTGTCATTTGATCGATGATTTTAGGCGTATCAAGCGAACTAAAATCATTAAATGTTCTAACCATTGCACCCACCAATTCAGCGGTTTGCCCCAATTCGGCATTCATCGCAATAGAACCGGAAATTGTTGCCTCAGTCATGTTCAATATCTGAGGTGTTTCGAATCCTAAACGGGCAAAAGCTTCCTGTAAACCGACAACTTCAATTGCTGATCTGGCAGTTGTAGCCCCTAATCTTATGGCATCATCACTTAACGATTTGAGTTGTGGACCTGTAGCGGTCGCCATGATTGACGACAAATTGGCGTTGGCCTGTTCGAAATCCTTTATTATATTGATTGTGTTGGTTATAGCACCAACAATTAAAGCCCCTCCGACTAATAATCCGAAGCCTCCTAGCAACTTGTTTATGCCCCGCAATGGAGCCATCAATCTACGGAATGCACGCTCACTACGAGAAACCGCAACTTGAGCTTTGGCCGCAAACCGTTGAGTGGCCGCGCCCATTTTATTGACAGGTCTGGTAAATTTATCTACTGCTGTGAAAATTGAGGGTATGGTGAACGCTGCTGCCATTTATGTTTTTGGTTTCTTATTTTTTACGTCATCAATAACCTCACACACGTCATTATACCAATATACAAGCCCTAAATAATCTATGTTGTCATGAAATAATTCTTTTATGATTTCTGGTGACCAGTGATGTTCTCTGACAACACTTTTTACCATGTTGTCATGAGAACCTTTATTTATAGAAAAAAAACCGCTATTGCCAAGCTAATTTTTTTATCAACAGAATCCATGTTTTTAATCACGGCCTTTAATTGACCGGTTAATGCAGCGATATAAGCAATCAATCTGCCATCTGAATCGGCAGGTTTAACGCCCTTCAAATAAGGCTCCAAAATCCTGTCATTGATTCTATGTTTGTACGTCAAATTTTTTATTTTGTCATCGTCCCCTATCGGGAAAGCCAGACTGTGAATAATCTCGTTTGATTTTTCAACTGTCAAAAGTCCTTCAACCATTCCATCAATTAATAAATCAATTGAATCTTGGTTTGCTTCTTTGGTTGCATGCATGATTTTTTTAGAATCCAGCCATGCATTAATTTCTTTTGTCGCTTGTTCGGGGTTAATCCTTGACATAGTAGTTCAAATTTTAATTAATAGTTAGTTCAAAAGGTATATAAATAAAGGTAACAATAAAGTTACCCAATGATTTTTTGCAATACTCCACCGCCAGCAATTTTCAATGGGAAAGTTGCGGCTTTACCGTTTCCTTTCATGTCTCCAACTGGTTTGCCTTGTCCACCCCAAACCGTTCCGTTGATGTGGGTAAACGTCCATTCTGCAAGAACCGGATCTGAATTCAAAGCAACTAGCTTTGTTAAATCTTCTCTGCTGTTCATATCCCATGCAATAGTAGATTCTAAAGACCATCTGATTCGAGTTAATTCATCAATCATCTGACCTGACCCATCAATCATACCGTCATCATCATTTGAACGAAATCCACCAGGATCAAAAGTGCTATCCTCTGCAGCTTTTGGGAAAATTATTCCTGATCCCAACGTTGGATGGTTGAAAGTAACTTCTAAAATATCACCGCCTATAACTGACATAATTGTTTTTTAAACTGTTCCAAAATTAAAACCAGCCTCCGCAATTGTGGAGGATATTCTTGCAAAACCAGTTCTTTTGTATCTGAAAAAGGTTTCTAACCTATCCGGATTGGTAGTACTGATATCAACCGTTATTGAATCTTGCATAAATGCAGGATCAACAATCAAAGCTCTTTGAGAAAGATCCTGAGCGAATCTAAATAATATTTGTCGCCATTGCTTTGGTTTAACAACGGTGCTCGCTGTAACTATATCATCATCATTGGCAATTACATGATCCACAACATTAATTTCTTCAAGTAAGAAATATCCAAACCTGATATTGAAATCAAGATTCAAGTTTCTCACATATCTGAATTGTGGAGGCAATTCACCGTCCGGATGGTAGGTAGTTACGAAATCAGCAACTTTATACACTCCGTTCGAAAGTTCAACTGTAGAACTTCCTTTTTTCACAAACGCATCACGATTTTCGTAAGTTTCCATACTTCCAATTGTGTTTGGCGTTGGCATATCCGGATATGATAAACCTGAAACATCCAAGTGCGGATTATCTTGCGCAACTCTCACGTATAACGCGGCCATATTTGCAGCGGCCTCAGCCGTGAACCCGGTGCTCAAAGGAGCAGGGCAAAGTGCAATAGTAACCTCGTCTTTTTTCGCATCTGTGAACGTTGTATCATCATCTGCCAAAGATCCGGTAAACGCAATGAATGGTTTGAATACAATTCCAACATATCTACCAGTAGGCACCAAAGGATCTGGAATACCGTTGAACGCTTCGAGCGTATCAATAGCGGCACTAACCGTTCCATAAGAATTGATAACCACCGTGTTCCAATTATTGCCAAATAAAGCAAGCGCAGCGGCAATTGAAGGTGTGCCGAGACCATTATCGGTAACGGCAACAACATAAGTAATTCCGAGATCGGTGTCATTCAAATCAACCGAAACAACCATTTCTTCAGATGTCAAACCTGCCCATTTTGCTGTTAAGGTTGCTTCTGTAGCGGTTGCAACTGCATTACATGGCGCACTAAGTACGGCTTGAATTGCATCGGCAATTTTAGTTGAAACTGTTGCAATGGAATCACCAACAACAATATTGATATCATAAAACAGACCATCGACACCATTTCTGCCGGCAATTTTTAATGTATGTGTACCATTTTTAGTGGCTGTTCCAACCGGGGTGACTTCTGTTTCATTTGCAACAGCACCACCGGCAACGGCCTGTGGATAAACAACAGTAGGAATTCCACCAACACCAACACCCTGGTTCGGTCTAAGAATTCTCATTATATTATATATCGGAGAACCAAAACCATAAAGTTCACCGGCGGCTTGTGCCGAGGTAAGTTCTTTTGGGGTTAAGTCTAAAGATCCTTGATTAGCCGTGTTTGCTTCTGCAAGAATTGCTATCCTCTGTGGCAAATTTGGGGTTACTTCAAGGAAATTGCCTTTTACTAATTTGTATCCAACAACTTTGGATATTCTTTCCAGTCCAACAGCGTCATTTGCCATAATAAAAGATTTTTGGTTTTTGAATTCATACCAAATGAATGAATTTTAAAATCTACACCAAAAAAAAATACTAATATTAAGGTAAAATTGTAAGACTATTGTTTAACGGATTGCATCAACATACTAACGTAATCATGCCATGTGAATTCTTTTAGTCCCAATTCTTTCGCGTACATGCCTGTAATTATGTGTTTCATCACAATATTATATACGCGACAATCCCAAAGGTGATTTTGTGACGTGCTTGTTTTCTTTACCCAGGTTGAAGAAACTGTTTTGTCATCTTTCATTTCTACAATCCGGTGTTCCCCTTCATAATGACTGAAAAAATTGCTGAATAAATAAAGGCCTGCAGATGGCGTTGGGAAATTAAGAAACCCAGGAGGTTGCGCAGCATCATTTCCACTATCCCATTTTAATTCTATATCATTCGCCAATTGATCTTTGATCATATTTACTTCAACCAAATACAGATTTCGTCTTTCACGTGCCGGTTTAAATGTCGGCAAATCAATTCCAACTCTTACAAACTCTTCTTCTTTGTTTCCCTTCAATCCAACAATACTAAAATTTGATTTATCCATGAAGTCATATGCGTACTGTGTAAAAAACCCGGTATCAACGCCCGACATGAATATTTTCATTTTCCTACCGTCTGCAGTTGTAAAGACTGTATCCAGAATTTTATTGTATTCCGGCCAAACACTATTTTCTTTGTTTGGTTCATAGGTCCAGCGTTCACGATCGACTTTTTTCTTTTTCGCACCCTCTCTTGGAATGAATGTGCCAATGCTTCCATGTGTTATTGAATAACTGGCACCGGTTTCAGACCAACCAACAACCTCGTAATCTAGCCGGGCATCTTCAACTTTACCATTAAGGTCACATGCACACGTTAATAATATAATGTGTCCATTGCCATCGTCCTTACTCATCTTGTCCGGAATATCGTTAATCTCGTAATTGCGTATGTTTTTTTGCAGGACATTGGCTTCAACCGCGCTTCCTTTCTGCTTATATGGCAAACCCAACACCACATTCATGAACGTTTGGTGCTTTTTTTCGTGCCGTTTACCACCTTCAGGGTTACAATTATCGTATTGTTGCGCGTAATGAGCCCAACTTTCCATGCCTGGAGGTGCATAAATAGAACTTATTTGATAACTATAATGGTCCTCTTCCTTCGCAACTGCCGATGGTTCCCACATTCCAGCCAAATTCATTTCATATTTTAGGCCCTCAGTAAAGAATCCGCTACATTTTTGACACACATAACCAACACTATTTTTCAAAACACGGCCATGTTTGTCGCGTTTCCAGTAGATACCGCCCTTTTCTTTGCCGTCCGTTCCTTCAATGCTAATGATCCATTCCAATCTTATATGGTCGCCGCACTTAGGACACGGCACATGATAGTAACGTTGGTCACCTAATAGAAAAACCTCTTCGATATTTGAGGACCCTTTTATTTGTGGAGAGCTCACCCAATAGATTTTTTTCTTGTGGGCAAATGCCGATGTCCTTTTTTGTACTAGTTCCCGAGTGGCGCCGGCATGTTTCGAACTGGATGGTGCAGCATCATAATCATCAACAATCATAATCATCACGTCATGTTGCCGCAATAAGTTGTGATTTGTCACGCTTCCGGACTTTAAATCACCGCCGGCAAACTCTTTACTCTTGTTTGTGTCACCGGATCTACTGTTTTTAGCGCGTAGGATGTTTGATTTTATCATTGGTCGCATGCCGCAATTGTCAATCATCGTATCAATTTTGAGCATTGAAGCCTCTGAAAGGTCCGAATGCCCAGTTAAAAACATGATATTACCAGGGTGAATGGCTATTGTATAACCAACAATAGGGTTTAAAACGGCAACTGTCCCACCTAATTGAGCACCTTTCATGATACTCACCTCTTTCGCCGGGTGCAATGGGCTCGCACAATCCAACGGTTCACGCCAATAAGGTGTTAAATCAAAGGAAAATTTGCCGGGAAACGCACTACCTCGCGGCATAGTCATATTCTTTTCATACCATTCGGATGGTGATATGTCAGACATGTAGACCTTTGTCGCTTCGAAAAGCTTAGATATTTCTCTTTCTAAATAACTCATTTATATTTAATCTGTTATTCGACACAATAATTCAGCAAAGTGGTAACCGTATGAGGCCAACACAACTACCATATATATAAATACGACTATTGACATTGTTTAAAATTTTGTTTATGCTAACATTCGGTAATTACACAACCCCTAAAACGGGGTACACTTAACGTTTGTGAATACCTCAGCGTTAGGCACTATTGCCTTTCTCTTTCCTCCACCGTTTGATGGCATTCAAAATCTTTTGTTTTTCCATACCAGAGTACCACTCAATAAATTCAATAGGCAACAGTTCGCTTTGCTGCCTAACATCAGCTATATCCAATTTTTTAAACTCAAGATATTGCCCCACTAAGATTTCAACTTCATTAACAAAATATACTTTTTCCTCCTTGAAGCTTTTTAATCCTATAGCGTCAATTAATCCGCTTTCTCTTTTTCTTAAAAATTCGTAAAATTCCATATTTCCTTATTTAATCGTTTAAAAAACTAGATATAGCCACAGCGTTAGAGTGCATTAGTTTGCTATTTGCCTACATACCATTCACAGTCTTCATACTCGCACATATAATCTTTACTTCTAGTTTCTTTGCATAGACCGCAAACCGTACCCTTCGGCACAATAACATCAGGTAGAATTAATTTTTGCTTAGAATATTTCTCCCCTCGTCTCCTTTCTATTGCTTTTTGTATCATTTCTCTAGCCCATTCAGTTGATGGTACGCTTTCGTCTTCATGGGCAACACCCCACACAATATCTACTAAGTGAAATAATAATTTTCTGTCTATTGCTTTCATAATATTTTATCAGTTAAGTCGCAAATACTAACACTACCCACGACCGTTAGCAACAATAAAAATTATTCGCTTTTACTGTCCTCTAAATCATTTGCTCTACGGATTAAACTTTTAATCTGTAATTCCTCAATAGATTTTATACTATAATCATTTACTTCAAAGCAGGTTTTACAACAAGGCGAAGGTAATCCACCGTAAGCAGCGTATTGAGAAACCTCTTCTTGTTCAATTTTTGTTTTACATACTACACATTCCATAATTTTAAAAGTTGCTAACAAGGGCTATAATTAATACCCTTATTAAAGTTTATATTTAATTCAAAGTTTTGTATTTCAAGGCTACATAATCATAGCCAAACCGTTATATACACCCCATCTTTTCGAGTTCGTTTAGAAGTGATGTCCGTTCATCACTACCTTGATTTTTTTGAATATAATTATAACACAATTGCAACATGTCGCTGGTAGTGTGTATGGTTGATTTCAATTCAACTATTGCGTACTTACTTCTATGACAGTAGTAATTGAACACCTCCAATTCCGGGAATTTCCTAACAATCATTTCGCCATTTTCCCGCGCAACATCGCAACAATCATCAGAATTTTTTTCGTCCTCTGACATCTCGTATTCATCTTCAATAATTAAAATGTCGTTTTCTATGATGACAGCATAAAAATCAAAATCATCATCATTCAATATTTTCGATTGTATTTCTTCTAGGTTGTTCATAATAACTGCTTTAAACGTTCCATGTGAAACATATTTATGTTTTACTTTCTCCAACACCCCGGCTTTCAGAGTATTCTTTGACAATGCGTTTGATTCCTTTTTGGCTTTCCTCCAGGCCCGAATTGATCGCATCGTTAATTTGTCCGGTTAATTTTTTTCTGATCTCGGCCGTGTCTTTGTTAGACAACTTTTTCTTTTGGCCAATGATGATAATTAGTTTCTCAACGGCTTCATGGTAAGCGGTCTTTAATGACTCGGCTTGCAACTGGATAACTGACGTGACCAAATCGGTCGGGATCAATTTACCTTGCAACTTTTCCATCTGAATCCGTTTTATCTCGGCTTCATGATTTGTTTTTGAAACGGTATGTTCCTTTTGTGCTTTATCCAACGAGGCTAAATACTCAACATTAGCCTTCACTTCTTTCTCGGCCGCTGTCAATACCCTCGGCTTTTTGACTTCGGGTTTTGGTTCTGGCTTCGGTTTTTCGGTTTTACCCTTGGATACCGATGGCTTTGGTTTCGGTTTGGCCTTCTTTGCCGGTGCTTTTTTCCCTTGGCCGTTGGTTTTCTTTACCTGGTTATATCCTTTGTCAATCAGAAATGCATAATTGATTTCGTTCTTGTCATCAATCTTACCTTCCTCAGTCAGAACAATTTGACGCCTGCCAACATATGTTGAAATGTGTCGTGATGAAATACCACAATCTGCTGCAAATTCTTTTTTGGTTTTTAACGCCATGCACTTTTGTAAATTAATGTCTTGCAACCAGGACGGGCTTAAACCTGATCCAAAACCCGAGTTTTAAAATCAACTGTTAGTTGACCCGTTTTTTATTTTTGATTCTTTAAAGGTCTCACCGAAAAACACACCGTTGCGATTGATCACAATCGGCACAATGTCGATAACTCCGTTTGCCCTTTTTATTTTAACTATCTCAAGTTGTCCGTATTTAATTACCATGACGCGTTGACAATTTCTGAATATGTCATATCACCATAAAACCACATTATGCCGATTGAAGAAATCATTAGGATAAATGAAAAAGCATATACAACGAATGGTTCCTTAAACACGGTTAATGCGAAACCATCCAGATCACTGTTCTTTGCCGATAAATAAAATGGTGTCTTACCTCGCAATATATTCAATGAAATATTGAAGGGAAACCAGAACGTGAACACCATATAAGACAATGACCAATACCACACATACCCATTGTTCAAATAGAAGTACATGAAGATTGATGCGATTCCCACACGTGCGAAAAACCAAATCTTCTTTTTCGGGTACTTGTGCTTTTCCTCAATTATGTACCACTGGCTTATGACTGATGCAGCCACTACCAAAATCCAAAGTATGTTTATCATAGTTTTTACTTTTCAATTAATAAATGT